TAACAATATCAATCATAAATTTGAGTCAGGTTTATTTGTCTGGCAGGAACGTTGGAAAGCTAATCAACATCATCGTAACCGCTTTTTGCATAAGTGCAGGCAAGCTGGGGCGGATTATTATTTCGTTCTGGAAGCGTTAAACGATGCCTGCCGGACAAGGCGAAATAAGATTTTTATGTCTGATAAGGGCTGGCTACAGAATTTTGTTTATAACATTGCTCAGTATTTTCCTGAACAGCAAGCATGCTTAACCGAAAATGCTGAAGATATTCAGGTGTTGAGGCTCAGTAATGGGGCTGAAATTCGCTTTGCACATGAAAACAGCCTTGTTGCTGCACTGTACGGAGATGTCTACGTATCAGAGTGGGCTTGGGCTGATAATCCTATTCAGCTGGTGCAATTAGCTCTTAGCTTATCAATGAATGAGGGATGTCATAGAACGTTTTATTCCTCCAGAGATTCAGGCGATAACGGCGAGAAGGCTTATAAAAAGTTCTTTACTGGAAATCGTATCGGGTGTGGATCGGCTTTTTCGATACGGTGACGTTGTTTGATGATGTTGAAGGTCGCTTAGATGAGGAACGGATTCGTAACATGTGGTCACCGCAGGCATTTGAAGAGCTGTATTTGTGTCGCCTGCCTCATCCACGCTGGTAATCAGGGAGAATAAACACAATGGCGAAATCTCCCACAGAACGCAAGGCCGCCCAACGTCAACGCCAGCAGGAAGCTGGCGTCACCAAAATAGAATTGCTGGCCGATAATCAGGAACTGGCAATGCTAAAGCGAAATTGTGCGCAAAGACGACCGGGACGTGATCCGTATGACCTAGTTGAATATCTCACTTTGCTGATTCGCAAAGATGATGTGGAGCTACGTCAGACAATGGAAACACTGGCAGCACAGCAATGTGAAAAATGTGGCGATGCACTTCCGGTGACAGAATGCTGCTTGTCAGGTGATTCTGCCTGTTGAGTTGCGCTGGGCTGGGCTGGGCTGGGCTGGGCTGGGCTGGGCTGGGCTGGTATGAAGTAAAATTGTAATGGTGTGACATGTCACGAAATGATAGCCTTATAATTTACTGATAATATTATTTAATATGGAGTATTTTATGAAAAAAATTATAACCGCTTCAGTATTAGCATTAACGCTATCTGGATGCGCTGGGCTTGAATTTCAGCCGCCTGCAAAAGGCAAGCCCTATGCTGTATATACCTCAGACAATGAACCGAAGTATTTGGCAAGTTGTTTAGCTCGTGAATGGGGAACATATGATCCATTGATTTTGCATAGTTATAAACCTGATTACTGGGGTTACAGTGTAGATACAGTCGGTTTTAAAGACGGTGAATCAGCTGACGTTTATAGAAAAAATGGTAAATCAGTGATTAATTTCTATGCGGCTAGCGATAGCAATAAAAAACGCCTGAAAGAACGTATAAACGCTATGGTGAAAGCCAATAAGTTCTGCGTAAATGCTGAACTTGGTGAGGCGCCAACTAAAAGAGATGCGGATGGGAAAATAGTACTCTGGTAATTTATTAACCACACTCAGCAGATAAATCCACTTTTAAACGGGTTTATCTGTCCTCTCATTGGTAAGATATTTCGTTTATACTTACCTGCATAAAACTACTTATTTCCCGCACCAATCCGCAAAATCAAACAAGGATCTCACACCCCGTCAAGTGCCAGCACTGGCGCACTTTAAACGATCCCTTGCAGGTGCATAAAAAGCACTGCATTTAGTGGGCAGGCGCGGCGGGGTCACGACTGCGCGCAGCGGTGTTTATTGGCCGTGCCAACCGCCAAAAATCAATATGGCGAAACGCGAGAACGTAGAAACGCATTCAGCGTGGCGCAAGATACAGAGGCTTGTTTTTATAGCGATGGCAGGTTTAACTCTTAAACGGACATATTGTTATGGTATTTAGCCCATTGTTAATATTGATAATAAGGTCATGTTTTGAAATCCTGATGACGATCAGAATAATCAGAGCAACACGTTACATGCATAGGGAATGAGAGTCATGACAATAAAAAAGGGTTGGTGTTATTTTAGGACTATTAGCCGTTTTAGTGATGCTGGTTTTTGGGGTTTTTACTGCGGGTAGCGAACTGATAGCGGCATTTAAGATGGAAGACCGGGTGCAATCCTCTTATGTCATGTTCGTGATTATTTTTCTCTCGCCACTCATGCTGTATTTTTTGCTTGCTGCAATCTATCTGGGGATAACTCGCAAGCCAGAAGAGCTAGCAAAAAACAGGAAAAAGAAAAAAAAGAAAAAATCAATAACACTGCATGATCGGATTATAGGTTTTTGTCTCGCTATTGCATTACTCGGGTTTGTCGTGAGTATTCCGCTATCCTTGTATATGCATTTCAAATTGTTGGATGCTGGGTATGTTGTCTGCGAGCGTAAGTCTGCGAAAGCGCCAACTTGGTATGCGAAAGAGAAAGAACTCTGCCACTAAGGCTATCAAGCTCACACTCAGTGACAGTCTTATTATGATGCCATGATATGCAGGGATTAGTTGTCCCGTCCAGCGAGTAAGGCTCAAACCGAATAATCCCGTATCTAAAACCTGCGTCATGCAGAAATAAAGAAACTAAAAGGGCTTTTAAATCCCATTTATGTAACCTGTTGATTTTAATAATTTCCTGCATGGCGTTGTAATTCAATTAAATCAAGGAGTTAAAAGAGGAGGGTTATCCCATTTAGATAAGTGAGTGATTTTAGTTGGCCCCTAAAAACCCGCGGCCTGCGGCTTAGAAGATAGAAAAATTACCTTGCGAATCACAACAATTAACGCATTTATCGGCGCTCACACGTCCCATCTTACCGAAAGCTACCCGCAGTTACCTTTCGATGCTTGCCCCAAATATGTCCCACTTTTAACTCTCTGAATGGCTCCCCCTAAGCCAACTAACCACTAAAATAACTTCAATATGCCTATGCGGATTTCGCATAGGCATAAATAAGTGCAATATTGTTATTATTGAAGAAAATAAGTATGCATTCCCTCTAATGATTCATTAAATGTTTTACTATTCTGAGAAGGGGTTCACTGGTGACTATGAAAATTTAATCAAAGAAATTTATGGCGCTGCTTGTGTACTTTAAAAAGCAACGCCATTAGTTAATAAAATACAATTACATAAATAAACACTTAATAGTTAAATGGGCACTCGCAACCGATACAGGTGCATCAGAATTCACGGTAAGAACAACATTAACTGTTCCGTTTTTTTCAGGTAAATCATCTAAATAACCATACCAAAATGTTGTTCCAGAGAAAGCCTTAATCTTATTTTCTGAAATAATTACACTTACTGGTATTTTTACTGCGTCCTCGTATGGAACTCTATACATATCGCTAACTGCTTTTTGCTTACTCTCTGAACCAGTACCAATTCCAACTGTAACACTAGCAGAACTCAATTTATTTCTATTCTCTATTACAATAAAACCATCTGCAATAATAGGGAGATTATATCGAAATCTATAATCTAGGTTTATAGATCCAACAACAAAATTGCTATGGGGGGCTACATTTTTTTCATCTTGAATGAAAAAAAGTGACGATTCAATGCTTCTAATATTGTTTTTATTATGGGAAACTAGGCTGGCATTGCTAAATACATTTAAACCCCAATAATCTGATCTATTAATACCATATCCTGCTCCAATATAGGTATTGCCATTACTTTCGGAGTTATCTACTGTTACAAAATTTGAAGTAATACTTGGAAATAATTTAGAACCAACAACATTAGACATACCTCGAATATCAATGGATTTTTGATGCAGATTAGGGTAATCCGTATCCCATACTGTTCCTGTGACCACATTAAAAATACCGCAAAGCCTTAATATATTAATTGATTCATCCGATGATTGATAATATAACTTATAATCATTACCCGATATTTCACCATATTTTTCTCTTTCACCAAAATAATCATAATCAAATTGCATCAAACCATTCATGCACTTCCATATAGTTAAATTTATATGGTTATTATTAATATATGTCGCGTCTTCCTCTTCTCCTGTGCGGCCTAAAATTTCCTCATATGCTGTGCGCATCCCCCTTACCGTTGCCTTAATATGTACTCCAGAGATAATCCCTGATTTTCCATTACTCCCAGTGGTCGCATCCATAACTATTCCACGACCTCGTGTGTAATGCCCATATATGTTGACGTCAACTATTGTTTCTTGACCAACAGCCAATAACATTGCTGGTCTGGATGAACCATTTACTGTCACAACATCCATATCGTAATCTGCAGCTTCTAGATAAGGTGCGATAAGTTGAGAACCTTTATTTACAGTAAAAACCTTACCGCTTTTCCTTATTACAACCGATTGGCTACCTAATGGAGGAACAACAACTAATTTCTTATCGATAGGTATTTCAATAGAGACATCTATATCAGCTGTTCTCAATAAAACAACATTATTAGTTTTAAATGCATCTTCAACCTTTGATGCATTTAATATCATCTTATCAAAATACAGTGAATTCATATATTCTTGTGGGCTTACTGCGGAACTGCTATTCATTAACTCTGACATTTACGTCACTCCAAATAAATAAAATAATAATATTTCTGTATATTGCTTTTTACTTTTTGTAGGAAAATACAGTGGACTTTATAGATAACAATTATGAATCATTACAAAAACCAAATGTAAAACAAATGTAAAACAAATGAATAATATTTTAGACAACCTAATTCATCATCCTTAATTAATAATAAATTTAACTCAGCTCTATTATTTTTTTAATTAATTAAACTTGTGTGATTTCCTACACACAGATAGAAAAGAATCAATACGTATCTTCTAACCCTGTAATTTCTATGGGTTTATCGTCACCTCTTACTTTCTGCCTCACATTCCACACCGACTCTGCCGGCATCTGGACACGGACATCCAAGCGGGTGCCGGCGGGTAAGTCACACGCCTCATCCTCGGTATAATACGTCTGTGCCTGTGCCTCCATGGACTTGATACGCCGGTTCTGTAAGCGGGCGGGCATGTGGGTGTTCTGCCGGTGCGTCACTTTGATGTCGATGGCCCCATCCGGCAGCACCTTACCCGCGCTTCAGGTTATCCCCGGTCAGATTGTTACCCTCACCGATAATGTGAACCCTATCCGGCATACGGGTTGTGGGGTAACCTCTGAAAACAACAATCTTCTCGTCCCTATTAGCCTGTTTTTCGCTATAACATTTTTGTAACAAATCGCCACTATTGAGGTTCGGACAAATCAGTATGCCTAAGCTGTATTTTCCCCGTTTTGGATTTTGGGCAAAAGAAAAGGCTCCTCGCAGTGGGAGCCTTTTCGCCGGATATAAAAAACCATTTTTACCACATTAGCACACTTTTTGCGGGTCGCACTAATGTTTCAGGTTTGACTGATTGTTTTTTAATCTATAAATCCATATCCAATTGAATATCAAGAATTTCTAAGCAACCCGCTATAAACCGTTCGGCACACTGTATGCGGTGCCTAACTTCCCGCTCACTGGTTTCGTACCTGCGTCCTATCTCCCTCTTAGAGTAGCCATACATGTAGTGCTGCTTAATAAATTCCAATTCTTCGGGTTGCCCTATCGCCTGCAGACGTGCAACGCAGAGGTCAATGATTAGCCCGTCCGCATCACTGCATGTCAGGCGATTATCCCCGTTGGCGGGCGGTAGACCGCTAAATCCAGCGGCAACCGGCGACCAGCCAACGTGAACCTGCTCAGACGTTGACTACCCACCCCACTGCGCTAAAACCTGCTGAATATCACGCATAGCATTTTGTCCTGTACTTTCGTGTACCCCAAAATTTTTTACTGGAAGCCTTCGTGTTTACGTGCATGTGCTGCTTTTTCACCAAATCCAAGCCGCAATTTGTTACCTGCACTGCGAACTGGAAAAGTTTTACCAATTAAGAGGTGTAACAACCTGTAACAACCTTTTCTTAACCTTTCCTATAGAGCCCCTATATACTAATTGGGGGGTAGTTAGAACTAGGTTGTTACGGTTGCAATTCCTTTTTTAAATCATGGAATTAAATGTAACAACCTCACTATTCAAGGTTGTTACAGGTTGTTACGTCGGCTTCATAAACGCGTTGTGATTTCCCGTTTATGCGTCTTAAAACACGTTTATAACCACAAACTAGCAAAATTTTGCTAATTCGCATTTCTTCACGTCTTCCAATGTTTTTGGGATCAATGTTCAAAGCCTCTCGCAAAACATCCCCTGCACGTAAAAATTCGCGAGTTCGGGGTATCTCTTCTGTCATCAAATCAGGAGTAACTAACCAACGCTCAACAGTTTCTAGCCACACATCTTTGATGGTATATTGCTCGTGTACAGCCGCGGCTAACCGTTCGGCATCACGAAACAGTATCCCGTCTTCTTCAAAAATCACTTTTGCCTCGGCCCATAGCAGGGTCAGATCGGACTTAATATCCTCTACTGATATCTTTTTAACCTCTACAGGTAGCCAGCGCCGGTTACCTGTTTTATCGTCCAAAAACTCATCTTCGTTGGTCGTACCGACGAAAAGGGTTCTCCGGGGAAACTGGGTAGCAAATTCACGATACTTAGGTATCCAATTTTCAGGCGTGCGGGTGACAAACGCCTTGATAGCCTCTTGTTCTTTAGTATTCAACCCTCTTAACTCACTGATTTTAGCCACTAAACGCCCACGCATCTTACGGGCCAGATCATCATCTTTCTCAGCGAATGAGATTTCAGTAAAAAAAGAAGGAACAAGGGAAAGTGCCGCGACACCGGACGACTTCCCACAGCCTTGTTTCCCCACTAAAACGGGCACCATGTCAGCTTTGATACCGGGTTTTAATACCCGTCCAGCTAATGCAGTCCACATATAGTTAGAAACCGCACGTGTAAACGGAGTATCTTCTGTCCCCAAGTGAGTGTGGTAGAACTGTTCAATGCGCGGGACGCCATCCCATTTCAGGCCATTTAGCCATGCGATAGCGGAATCAAAAGGGTTCTCGTCAGCCGCCAACAACACTGCATCCCGGATCAGCTCGCGGCCTACAGGTTTGAAATTACGTTTCTCCAGTGTGATACGTAGCCGAGCATAATCAGCGTCACCAAATGTTTGCCATTGCTCAGTCCCTGCGGGGGCGAACATAATTTCATCACGGAACTGGTCGAAACGAATTTCCACATCGATAAAATCAGGACGCATTACAGCTTTGGTGACGTTCTCTATTGTTGCCTCAATTTGCCCCCACTTATCACGTTTGAACGAGGGTAAGAACGCGGGCTCAGTAAGTTCCCCTATCACATCTTCAAAATCATCAACACAAGCAACGGCAGACTGGAAGCGTTCAGCTCCGGGATTCACCCACCCTGCTTTTTGTGCCAACGAGAAAATGGATTGAAAACCCGTACGGTCAGCGGTGAGTTTTTCCCATTTGTTAGCTGCGGCTTCAGGATCACCTTTATCGACTTTGGCTGACCACTCTACCCATAGAGCTTTGGCCTTTTCTTCGTGGTCAGTGTCTTTGAATCACGCTAACCGGTTCCCCATTGCCGCCCACGAGGGATAATTTTCAGCGTGTTGTAACAGGCTGGAATGCCAGAGCGCCGAGCGCAGATCATCAAACATGTTATTATCTATATTTTCCAAATCCACCAAGCGCGTGAGGTCGTCATGTTCGGTCTCGTCTGGGATTTCAGTAGGTACCGGTACGGTGGTCAGTAGCGTATCGACATCAACTTCGGCCCCGCCAAATGACCAAAACTGCGCCCGTTCGTCAGGCAGGAAAACCATTTGTGCGGGACGGTAAACCGAATCGTCCCACTTTGCAGGGCCATCATAGAGCAAATCGACAATGCTCATAATTTCGGACTGAATCGCCTGTAACAACAGCTGTTTTTTAGTAGGAGAAACCTCGCGCGACGGGGAGAGGATAATACGCCCTGTACAACCGAGTGCGCATGGCTGGCCGTGGTGTAGGCGAATCCACGGTAAGTAGATAAAATTTCTCTGATACAGTCCCACCCGTTCTGGGTGATACCGTCCAGATCTAACGGTAAATAGCACAGGTTACCTGCACTGGCAGTACGGCGACGACGCGCGGTCATGTATTAAATAGTTAGTTGTTGTGATATGCTTCCCGCCTTTTAAGGGTAAAGCATGGCCAAAGCTGACGTCTATTGCCGTTATTGTCACAAATCAAAACATGTCAAAGGACATGGAAAAGGGAATGGCGGGCATCCTCGTTATCGTTGCTATACCTGCTGTAAGGTTTTTCAGTTAGAATACACTTATCAAGCCTGCAAACCCGGCGTTAAAGAGCAGATTGTCGACATAGCGATGAACAATGGGGGAATTCGTGACACCGCTCGGATCCTGAGAGTCGCAACAGCTACTGTCATGAAAACGTTAAAAAACTCACGCCCCGAAACGTAACGACGCTGCCCCTTGATGGAAATAACATTCAGCTTATCTGTGAAATAGACGAACAATGGTCATTTGTGGGGAACAAGAAAAATCAACGCTGGCTTTGGTATGCTTGGGAACCTCGCCTAAAACGAATAGTGGCCCATGTTTTTGGCGATCGCAGTAGAAAAACATTAGACAAGCTACTGGCTCTTTTATCGTCCTTTAATATTCGGTTTTACTGCACAGATGATTATGTTGTTTATGATAACCTTCCCGAGGAAGATCACCTGACTGGAAAGACGTTTACTCAGCGTATAGAGAGAACGAATTTAACTCAGCGTACTCGAATAAAAAGACTGAATAGAAAAACTATCAGTTATTCAAAATCCGAAGAAATGCACGATAAGGTGATAGGAACTTTTATTGAGCGTGAGTACTATTTTTGATATTCAATCTAACTATTTAATACATGACCAGATATGAATAAGGGGTTTATCTGAATTAAAAGGTGTTTTTACTAAGGTGTGGCGTTATTCAGATTGAGTTAGTCGGTTTATCGGACAACTGAAGATGTCTGGGTGGTTCAAGATCATTCAGAATAGCTGACGCATAGACATTAGCCTTTTGCCTGTTAACGGGGGCATAATCTTCATCTATGCGCCCGTTTGTTACACGACTGAACCAGGCGTCTTTTGCACCTAGCTGGATAATCCATGTCACTGGGTATTTTTCAGAGCATTGGGTTCGTTTCAGAATTGACTGCTCCCTAAACTTTACTCCTTCATCTTTTGCACATGAGATACAACTACTAACAAAGGATGTCTTCTCAAAATAATTATCAACTGGGAACGGGGGCGCTCCATCTAGGCTTATTACCCGACCAGGATACTGTTGTTGTGAGTTTTCTATTTTCTGAGAATGAAATGACAGTAATGATTTCAGGTCATGTTCCGCAACAATGTCAGCCTCAACTGCGCCTTTCAATAATCGAACATGTTCAATATAGCGCAATGACTCTTCAGCCTGTGTTTTTAGTAATTTCAATCTTACTATGTTGTTATGTGTCATGATGTTTATCACCAGATAGGATTATTTGATACGAAGTCATAAGATGGGACCACGGTCCCAGTTACTACTTAGCCGTTCGTATAGCCTCATCCAACGCTTGACTGATAGCAGCAGGCATCAACGATTGAGCCATTTGTTGCGCCCGTTCCTGATAACCAAGCACTGGATCAACTGGCAGAGCATCACCAAACCGAATGAGCAATTTTGGCGGTCGCTGTTTCTGCCTCGGTCTGCGGGTGCCATTCGGTGAGCGTTTTAACCGCCTCTTGTTCTTTTTCACTTTCTTGGCTTTCTTACGCTGCCACACACCATTAACATTTTCTCCGTATCGTGTTGAGACTTCGCCAATAAACGTATCCGATTTGCCTTTTAACTGACTCAGCTTGTTTCGGGGCAGGTTTCCGTGCTTGTTGAGTTTGATGTTCTTGGGGTTGAGCAGTGCGGCTCCATTCAGCTTATGCACACCACCGACTTCAAACGGCTCCAGATAACCGGCAGCGGTTGGCATCACGGACACTTTCGCGGTCAGATTATCTTTGCGAGCACCCTGACTTCTGACTGATTTCACGGTGAATGACGTTGGGTTCTCCAATCGACGTTCTAGTGCGACCTTCTGTGCTTTCTCTATCTTACGCGCAACGTTGGTTAGCGCCTGAGCCATAGCGAACGGGATTTGTTTTCGTATCTTTGCCAGTTGATTAGCAAGATCGTTGAGATTAGCCATGCTTACCTCGCAATTTCCTGTATTACCTACTTTTCACCACATCAGATAAGGTGGTTCCTCACTTTCCGCAATTAAGGGAAACTGATAGCTTGGTTATTCCATAATCAAAACAAGGAATAAGAAGAATGACAAAATTTACTGTTCGCGTTGAATTACATAATGCAATTTCAAAGGATTATGAGAATTTGCATGAAAAAATGGAAAGAGCTGGGTTTAAACGCACTATCACTACTAAGAGTGGTAAAGTTTATCGTTTACCAGATGCGGAATATTCAATCAGCAAAGATAAAACCACAGATGAAATTCGTGACTTAGCTCATGATACGGCGAAGAAAGTAAAATCAAACCCATCCATTCTTGTCACTAAATCAGACGGAGATAGAAGCTGGTCTGGTTTGAGTGAAGATTAATCTTCCGCCTCATCGCTTCCACTGCCTCGTTTTGGGTCTTCTGTTTCAAGCGCGATAAAGCTGTCCCTAATATTTCGGGCGATATATTTCGCCCTGCTCTCATCAATATAGCGGCGAGACTCCATTTCTATATTGAGTGCATTAACCAGAGCTTCTCGTGCTGCCTGTTGTGATTCATGGGGTAATTGTTTGAATTTCATAATGGCCTCAGTTTGTTATCTACCCAATGTCCGATAATCGGACTTTGCTCTCTACTGCATAGCTATCACTACTCGGTGAATCATGATAGCAATGCAGGCCGTCTTTCCGGCTGTCACATCACTTCGTCTGCCTACAGCGGATGTTGCTGATAATGACCGTCCTACACGGTGGCATGGGTTATTTTTGATTCTGTCGGTACGCTCGATGCAAAGGGAACAGGTCTCAGCTAATACCGTCAGACGGCGATAACCCGACGCAAAAGAACTAATGCCTGACCGCTGAGTAACTGAATTCCCGTTCTACCGGCAGGATTAACATACCTTGCTCGCCTGACTTGCCAAATGACTGAACGCAACGTGCCTCAAAGTCTTTGTAGTCCACGCAGCCGTTAGCCAATATAGTGACCGCTTTCAGTTGTTCTTTGACCAGTTTCAAGGCTTCTGGCTTAAGATACTGGTGAATCTTCTCTCCATTGCCTTTGGCAGCTTCTTTTGCCTCAGCGTAAACCGAATCAGGCAGCACAACCTGATACACCCACTTGGATGTGATCATCCCAAACAGTGACGGGGTGCCGCCAACATGACCCTTATAAGGCAACCCTGACATACGACTGAGTGCCTGATAAAAGGGGTGCTGAAACTGCTTTTCCCATGTAGCGGGTTTATCGAGAAGAAAGATGGCATTGATGCGCTGGTCAGTGAATGTGGGTTGATGACTTCGAATTAGTTCATCAATTTTCAAATCGCACCAAACCGCAAAATCATCAGATAACCATCTAGCAAAAGAGACGGCCAACTTTGGATGAATCCATGTCCCGGCATTAAAACCACCTCTTTTCGTCACTATCAGACCAAAGTCCGATTTTCGGACATTGCCCATATTTAGGGCGTTCGCGAGGGATTTTATGTAACTTTTGGTGCTAGGAAGCTCTTTCCATTTGGCGGGCTTTTTCCCGTATTTGGAAGCTATATCCGTTGCATTAATCCAGCCTTCTTCATTAAAAAATACAGGATGACCTTCATATTCAAAATGAATAATGTTACTCACGATGCTTATCCTTACTTAGGTAATGAACCTTTGCCGCAATAGGAGATCAGCCCATCGAGTAGCATCAGTTTTAGCTGACTCCTCAAAGGCTCATTCCTAAATAAAGGCTCGATGTTTAGATTGGCGCTGCGGTGCGCAGTGAAATGCAGATACAAAAAAGCCACCACGGATGTGATGGCTTGGGTCGTTGTGCAATAGACTGATTTTAAATTTGATTAGATACTGCTTTAAGTCTTTCTTTTACTATTTTTACAACTTTCTTTTCACTCTTTCCGAGTCGCTAATATTTTCCATACTGATAATCAATTAAAAATATTTATTTAACACTATTGAAAGATCAAAATACGACCACATATTTATTGCGTCAATCTATAGTGGATTGGCCTTGTGACCACCAATTTGTAAGAGGAAATACCATGGCGCAAAATCCTGGCACCAACACAGGAAAGAATGGCGGTATTTTTCAGGAAATAGGCCCTCGTGGTGGCAAAAAAGATAATTTTGCTACAGTAAGGGATAATGAAAAACTACCACCAACCACCAAACCCGGTCATCAATGGGAACAAATCGAGCGCACTCCTGATAGCTCCCGTAAGTAATTATTGACCTGCCAAGGCTAGATTATGTTGTACTAGCCTTTTCGATTCGCTCAGCCATGTAATCATTAACTTTTTTTGCTACCCAACCGGCAATGTAGGCCAAAGGCTCCTGATTGGCGAAACTCACTTTAATTCTTACCAAATCTAAAACCCGCCAAGCCACATGTACACACTCATGAACCAGTATTTCGGTGCTATAACTATCTGGATTCAGAAACGTAAGTGTTATAATGTCAACTCCTGATTCATCATCGTTTACCACACGAACTTGAGCCGCATAGTTTCGGTACAGGAAGCCACTACCAAACCTCGCCTCTGCATCTTCTACTTTACTGAAAACTAGTACCTTCACTTTGTACAATGGGATAGTTAATTCTAGAAATAACTTTTCACTCATGGTTCATTTCTCTCTTCTGCACTGCCCCCTAACCTACTCCCGCCACCCAGTATCATTGGTTCTGAGGTGGCAAGGCGTTCCATTGTTTAGCAAGAGGGAATGCCTCTGGATACTGTTTCTTGTCCTGCCAGTGGTTTTCTATCGCTTCACTCATACGACGCATCCAATCAGCCAGTTTTAGTGCTGCATCTTTTTCATTTTCAAATGACGGTATTTTGTCGAACTGCATTGAAGCCTTGAAGCTGTCAAAATCCGCTTTTTCTATAACCAGCGTTTGCTCCAGCGTAGTCTGCTCACCACGATCAATTACAGTGTATTTAGAAGTAGATGTTCGCTTTTGCCTGTTCTTCTCAAAGTAAACCAAGTCAACTTCCGTTTTCATTTCTTCACCTTATAACACTCGGTATTCACGTAATCCCTCAATCCAAGGAACTGGCTTTCGAGGGTTTCAAGTTCTCCGAGGAGACGTACATAATCTTGTTCAGCGTCTTTCTCCAGTCTGGCGGGTCTTGAACTATCCACGCCGGAGGAGGCAGAGGCTTCACGCACGGGACACTCGGCTTTGACGAACACGCGCTGAGTGTTAGTGCGCAAATTGTCACTGAGCTGATCAATCTTAGATTTAGCATTGGCAAGTACCTTAAGACGTTTAACATCCTGTTCATGCAGCATATCAATGTGCGTGTTTTGGTCGTTGATACGGTCAGTCAGTTGCTGGATTTCATCGGACTGATAGTCGTTGGTGATTTTCTGTTTCACATACTCAGAACGGTAATAATAAGCTACTGCTGCCATCCCTATCAGAGCCATGATCGTGTAATGGGTTGCGCTGAGTTTCATGACAAAAACATCTGTTGCTCAGATGCCCTGCGCTTAGCCAGCCCGTTCATCACCTTACCTGCCGCTTTATCCCATCGGGGAAACTCCGCCGCCGCACCTTTGTAGTCACCGGCATTGAGTTTCTTAAACAAGGTAGAGCGAACAAAGTTGCCCGCACCGCAATTGAAGATAAAGGAGCACAGGGCATCAAACTGACCTTGAGTCAGTGGCACCTTAACCGCTGTTTCCAGCGTGATGTAAATAGGTTGTAAATCTTCATGCAAGAAGGCTTCGGCCTGCTGCTCAGTAATCACATCGCCTTTCTTAACGCCTTGTGTATGCCCGTAGCCAATCGTCCACGGGATGCCACCCGTTGCAGGATCGGGATAGGCTTTCAGTTTCAGGCCTTCCCATTGCTGGATGAAGCCCAGACCGTTTTTACTGATTTTCATCAGAGGATGTCCCCGCTCTTTTCTCTGCCGCCTTACGCAGCAATTGGCCGATAAAGTCCGTTCCCAGATAGCCAATCACCACACTGCCGATGTAGGCCAAGTCAGGATTCAGACCGATAAGATTTAATACATCACGTATGAACCACGCGAACATGGCACACATAAAGGCGTCGATAGAGACACGCAGCCATCCGCCACCGTTGTAGCGACCGCGAAGGAAGGCCATCGACCCTGCAAGGGTTGCCCCGATGCCTTGCTCTCGTATCGAAATGAGCCAGTCACCCAGATGCACCCAGAAATCAGGATTCTCTTTCATCTTCATAATCCACCCCATTAGAACAATGGGCGTCCGTGGGGTGAGTTATGTCAGCCCCGGTGAGTTGAGTTAATAGGAGGTCGATATGGGAATAGGAATAGGTGAGAGTTAAGTTAAGCTGTCAGCTTAAATACTTTAAATCCCGATGACTGAGATTCAGTTTTGTATTTTTCAATACTCAATCTCATTCTTTGTTTTCCCAGTTCGGTTAAGTTAAGCGGCTTACCCAATTCATTTAAGTAATCCATAGACGCTTTTAGTTGCTTTTTCACCTCAGTACCGGCTAATTTATAGGTGTCCTCTAAATTTTCGGGTAACTGAACCAAGATATAATTTAATTTAATATTGTTATTTTTACTCACTATCATGGTTGCTTCCCCCGTCGTTGCTGAACCCGCGAAGAAGTCCAAAACAATATCGCCGTCACGAAGGCCCTTTAAAGCGCTAATCAGTTCAGTCACGAGCTTTAAGGGCTTTTTCCCGTTTTTGAAAGGAACTCCACCTTCATTATCAAGCCCTGTGGTTTTAATGTGAGACCAAAAATCACCCGGGTGAACAAACAGGTGGTCAGAGGCAAAGATTAATTGCAGTCTGGGGTGTCGGCGGGTTTCTGAATAGGTTCCGCGTACCAGATAGACCAACCCCTGCGCTGACTGAACAGAAAAAACATCCTTTGTTTTTTTATTTTTCCGCTTTTCTTCACTGAGTTTGTGAACGCTGCTGGATTTGACACACTGACCTATTCGCCAGCTATTATCGAAAAGCCATTCATTCTTTTTGGAAGCCGGCCCTTTATATACGTCGGACAAAGACTTTAACGTGACGCCCGATAAAATTTCATCCAGTTTATTTAACTGCTCATCACTAAGATATTCCGACTCTTTTATCGCATCGTAAAAATCCCTGTGCTCCCGGCTAAAATTATCCAAATAGATATTATATGCCGGGTCCCAGATGGGTTTCTTTATGGGGGTAAATTCAATATTATTGATACCACTCGGTTTTATCACCATGATATATTCTTTTAACTTTGGAATGGTGCCCCGTTTTTTGACGCTGGTCATTTTCAGGCCACTGGCTTCACTCATTTTAACCGCAATGATTTTAATGGCATCGTAGCCAAATATTTCTTCACACACCTTCACTAAATTAAAGACTTCATTATCATCGATAGAGATAGCGATCATTCCTTCCGGATGCAGTAAGTTTTTAGCCACGAGCAGCCGTGGAAATATCATATTCAGCCAATTTGTATGACGCCGACCCGATGTATCGAACCTGTCTTTATAAATAAAATCCTTGCCGGTGTTATAGGGCGGGTCGATATAAATCATCTTTATCTTTTTGTGATAAGACTTCTGTAATATTTTAAGCACTTCAAGGTTATCGCCTTCAATAAACAGGTTCTCGGTGGTATCCCAATTCACACTCTCTTCCTTGCATGGACGTAGTGTACCGGTTGATGGCGTCTGGGCAATCTGACGGGCACGCGCCTTACCCTGCCAAGTGAAGCTATAGCGCTCGTCTGAATCATCAACGGCCTCACCCAGCACCGCTTTTAAGGCGTCAAAGTCGATTTTGCCTTCCGAAAAGACCTCAGGGAAAAGCTGCTTAAGTTGAGCGATATTTTTTTGCGTGATACCCGCGCTCTTAGACTCCGGGGGGTTCAGGGTGATGTTTTCAAGGGTCATCAGAGGAGTTCCATTTATTGCCACTGTGCAAAACTGGGATGGTTCCGATATCGGAATTCCGATATCGAATTAATATCAATGAGTTAGGATTGCAAATACGAAAAAGGCCGCCTCAGCGACCTTCGATATAATTTGGTGGAACCTCTCGGAATCGAACCGAGTCCTAATGCTCTTCAGGCATCCGCGCGAACCCTCTACGCCAAAGTTCCAGAAATGAAAAAGGCCACGCCATGCGCAGCCTTGAATTTAGTGTGTAGATTTAGTTTAACTCCAGTAACAATAGAAACGTTTAGTTTTACCTGTTTGTTTCATTACAGAGCTTAATTTTTGTGCTCCAGCGCTTACATGCGTAAAACCATAACTATATTCATATCCAGCTTCACCACTTCCAACATCCTCTACTGACAAGCCAAGATTATAAGTATTACCATCAACAGTTATATAGAGATCTTTATTATCAAATAGATTAATTATATTCTGAAGGTTTTCTTTATTTGCCGCAGCAACATACCAAGAAATTTGGTTGCTAGATGGATCATCCTTATATTCAATCCAAGCAAACCGGGGAATATCTGTAATATTCACTGTATTATAAATAATATGTAGGCTTTCATAATCGTCTTTTGAATACCCCCACTCATTATTATCTGAATCAATTCCTAGTTTGACCTCAAAAGCTAGCATACTAGCAAACCAATCACATGCCATTAAATCTTCTTGTGTTGGAGTCCAAATTATTTCATCATTTTTATTAATCATCCAAACCTGAGGTGGAATAATTTTTCCATCCTTACTTGTTGATCCTGGGACAAGCTTTATATATTCATCATTCCAGCCATTGCGACGGACTGGATACCCTAAATATAACTGGATCATCGCCCACGGAAAAGAGCCAGTTGGTGCTATATTATTAATCTCAACTTTCTCTTTATATTGCTCAGGATCAAACGGACATTGTTTATTATCCAGCTTATTAACTTCAGACATAAATCCCTCACTTTATTATTCGTTAAAGGTCATTTCATCCTACTGCTAAATTGCCAGTTAATATTACTTAGGTTAGATTTTTATCTCAATTGAATAACCATCGTCAGAATTAATACGCTTTAAAATAGGGTGGCGTATTATAAAATCTGTCTATTGGTCGAGTGCGTGATTCAGTGAGTTGTATATTTGAAGTTTGGTGCTGGCAGAAAACTTATTTCCCGTTCGGCATCTTTCTTGCCGCCCAGTAACGATCATGTTCTTCTGGTGTCGCACTCTGGTCTTCAAAAGCATCGCCCATTTTCAAGCCATCCGGCAGTAACGCCCATGCGACGTAGAAATATCGAGGCTCAAACTCCTCACCTATCCATCGGTAGATACCGCTGTATTCTCCATCCCAGAAATTGACATAACCAATGTGCCAGCCATCGCAAGGATTCAAGACCAGCACCTCTTTGCCGTTCATATCCGGCGTGGGTTGTTCAGATGCAGGACGGATAACTAAAGATTCGGTGATTGGTGCAGACATTCATGCCTCCAGATAGCAAAAAACCCCGCCGAGGCGAGGTCTGAAGTTAATAAGCTGTGTGACATAGTTTTCACTCTTATCACGATATCATGATTTTTGCGTACGCGTTAATTTTTTTGTATGCTTTCCTCAGTTTCTTGCACTATGCACATAGATGTATAAATTATAAGGGTTTAAAATGGCCTCTCCTATCATCAAGTACGTTATAGTTCATGAGCTTATAAAAGAAGCAAAGAAAGATTTTGATTTTTCTCATCCGTATAACCTAAGGCGTAGCACACTTGATAAAACGAATCCTACGGTTGAAAAACTCATTAAAGAAATATCTGATCTATACGGCACAAAAGGAAACTCAGCTCATTATGGAGTTTTTAAATCAGAACAGGATGAAGAATTTATCCCATCAAAATTTGATGACTACTACCGTTCAGAAGACTGTACCGCAGAGTTGTTCGTTTCTCTATCCCATGAAGTTATGAGGGAGTTTGTAAAAAGAGCTAAAGAAGAACCTTGGTCATCTGGTGGGTTTATTGTATTTTGCGATTATTTTGTCAATGACTGCCGTTTTTTCCTTATTTCCATGATAAAGAAAAAGGACGGAGTGACAATAAGTCCAGCTTTAGAGCCTGAAGATATGATTCATCTTGACTTAACAAAAATAAACCAAGCCGCTAGGATAAATTTCTCTCTTTATGAAAAATATAAAAATGCCGATGAAATTCAAAAAACAGACCTTAGCTATTTAAGTTTTGTATGTAAGGGGAATGGGCAATCGGCTTCAGCTTACTTTATTGCAGCAATAGGGTGTGATAAAGGCATGGCATCAGCAAGAGCAACAACAAAACTCCCCAGTGAAGTTAAAAAGTTTTTTTTATCAAAAACAGAGCTGAAAGAACACGCATCCAAGTTTAGACAACAAGTCATTGAATATCTTGATGAGCAATCAAAAAGCGAAAAATCCGCTAAACTTAGCGATATTGAATCTATTGCTACATCGCATATGACATATATTGATTCTGAAGCTAGAAAGGATTTAATTTCAGAATTGATGAAACATCTTAATAGTGAGGAAATAAGAATACCTGTAGAGTTTGTTGTAAGCCAAAAATCACTAAAAAAGATCAAAAATGTCATTTATAAAGGTTCAGATCTCAGTTTTAATTTTGAAAAATCATTATTGGGCTCTACGGCGGATGATGATGTTTGGTATAATGAGGATACTGGGATATTAGCTTTCACAAATCTTCCTGCGGAATTTAGAACAAAAATAAGTAAAAATCTTAAATAAAATCAAAAATTAAGAGATGAACAGGATTAACAATGGCAAATTTTTCCACAATTGTGGAGCTATACAGAGCATCTTCAAAACCAAGTTTTGATGGTCGCTCTTTTTCTGCAACTGTTGAATTAACTGACAATGTCCATAAGCTAATCGCATCTCTCATTGAAGCCAAGGGAAGCTTTGGTTCTTTTGAAGACCTTGAGCTTGATGGTGAGCATATTGAAGAAGACGATATTCTTTCCCTTACAGAAGGTTCCATTTCCTATACATTTATTACACCAAAAAATAATGGCGCAGAAAGATTTTACAGGGAAGAAAAAGAATTTATAGGTATCAATTCCATTAAAAAAGGAACCATGCCTAATAATTATTATATAGCATCCATAGATTATTGCTCTCAAGATGATAAAAAACCTGATTTCATTTTAAAAATAGAAAAAACTTGCTCAATAATAAAATCACTTGCAGAAATAGCCCATTTTCATGATACCAAAAGTGAACTCAATAATTATCGCCTCGTCTTTGTGAGAAATTCAGATGCAAAATCAACCTCAATAGCTTTAGAAACATCTTTTTCTGAAAAAATGCTTGAGTGTGACCATATAGATGATGGTGTATTAAAAAACATTATAACTAATGACTCTTCTACAATGCCTCATTATGCAGAAAAAATAGGTATATTCAGAAATACTTTAGTAGAGTTTATATCAGAAAAAGATTATACATTTGAAATGTTAATCCAAAAATGGCCTGACTTTATTCACCTTTTTGAAAACAACCTTTCTACATATATGAGCGGCTTTTCATTTCACAAAGCCAGAAAAGAAGTAGCTACCGCTGAAGCTGAGTTTGCAGAAAAAATTTCAAAAATCACAAATGAATTAACAAATAAGGTGTTATCATTACCGGTATCCTTACTCGCATCGCTGGGTATTTTCAAGCTAACCAATTCTTATGAAATTCTTGTAATTTTATCAGGGATAATATTAACTTCCATTTTTGTTTTTCTTATTTTATTTAACCAAGAGAAGCAATTTTTTAGAATTTGTCATGCTAAAGATATTGCATTTAAACCATTTAATACAGAATCAATAAGGTACCCAGAAGACTTAAAGGTAGATATTAAAAATGCTCTTGATGAGCTAAATAATAACCAACGAATATGCCGCAGAACAATTCGTTTTTTTAAATTTCTATCTTGGGTACCAACCTTCGTTGCTATAGGAATATTCCTATATAAAATATTTTAATTCCATCCAGTAATCATACAAGCTGCACCTTCAATAAATCCTAAAGCAGTTTGAATATCCTTTCTCACCGTTCCATCTGAACACTTCCGCCGCTTCGCTATCTTTCTTAGCGATACACCATACACATAGTGTAATATCAGCAGTTCATATTCATCAGGCCGATGATTCTTCAACCTAGCAACACAGCCATCAACCATAATCCCTTCATCATCTGTACACTGAGGCCGTGATTTATTGGTGGATGGTAACAGCCCCTTGAATCCTGCTGCTATTGGTGACCAATCTACACCGCTATTATCTGCCGCAGCCCATGCTCCCCACTTCTCTAGCAGATAGTGGATATCGTTATCACGCATTATGCTGTCTCCTGCTGCTTTTTCACAAATTCCCGTTCTCTGGCTTGACAACCCTGTTGTAGCAGGTCGTTAAAATCCCCCAGATCGGGGTATCTGACGCTCACCTTTTCAATATCGTTGTTCGCCAGTAAATTTTTATTGGCACACGCATAGGCGGCCGCTTCCCCGGTGGCGCTCCAGTCGTTATCTGCAAAGATAATGAGGTGCTTAACGCCCCGCGGGGCGATAAATTTCGCCATATGTCCGGCGTTCATGGTTGACCACGTATTCACCTTGTAGATCTGCTTACAGGACAAGGCGGTCTCAATCCCTTCGGCAATGCCCAGCGTGGAATTCACCGGAAACAAACGGATTGCCACGGATTGAGCATGATCAAGATAAGTCTCTTCCTGAAGTGACATCATCTTTCTGGTGACCTCCAGCGGGGCTTTTTTCTCCCCGTCCAGATAGGTTCGGTGCAGGTAACACAATTGGCCGCGTGCATCTGTCGCCAGTGCCCACATTGCCTGATAATCCCCCTTATAGGTCGGCTGCTTTTCACAGAAGCGGATTTGCTCAATCGGGTGATGGCTGTAAATTCCCCGGCGCTGGAGGTATTTTTCCGCCGAGGTGCCTTTCAGTTCCGGCATACGTGAGTAGTGGGCGATCATCTTCTGGCGCTTATCCGCAACGGTGCTGACCTTGGGCTTCGGGATAACTTTTTCGCGCTGAATACCCAGTAACTGATCAATCTCATCGGCCAGTACTTTGAATTCTTTCCCCTGCGTCAATCTGAGCAGTGCCCAGCCATCCCCGGCATTACCACAAGAACAGATGAATGTTCCGCGTCCATTTTGGTTATCGATTCTGAATTTCCCTTTCCGCCCGCATATTGGGCACTTCCCTTTAAAGTGATTTTTGCCTGTCACGGGAGGTAATTTGTAATGGGCGAAAATTTCAGGCCAGTGCCCAATAACCGCCTCGGCCGTATTGATTGTGTTCATCGTGTGCCTCCCTGATATGACTGAGTTGATAACTGGTCACGGATATCGCGCACCTTTTGGTGAGCCACCCCAAGGCGCATTTCCTGCTGCTCGTGGCTGGACTGGGCTGCTTTCTGGCGGGATTTAGCCCAGGCTATCTGCTTGTGCTTGATAAAGTTGTTTACTGCAGGGGTCAGTTCCTGCGGCATGTCATGAAGGCCTCGAGGCTCGACGCCGAATTTCTCTTTAAACGTATAGAATACCCAGCCGTTACTGATCGCCTTGCCCTGTGAAGCCCGCTGATTCTGGTAGTACTTCAACTGCGAGTAGAAACTCTGCTTTTCGGCCTGAGTGTAGACGTGCGCTTTCTTGCTGAGCTTCTGGATAGTGCGGCTGGTATCGACATCAATGTCTTCACCTACTAGCGGCTTAAAGTCGCATTTCGGGCAGACGTAAACCCCGGCGGGCTTCATGTAGTGGCAGGACGGGCATTCTTTGGGTAACTTTTCCCGCTTCTCCTGCTCCCGGTAGCTGGAACTGGACTTCATGCCGTCATGCTTGCGGGGCAGTTCGTCATATTCGATATCGTCGGGATAGCCAAGGCGGTGAACTGTGCCGGAGTGATCTAGAATGATAGCCCTGTCTTTACCCGGTGCCGGGCGCAGCGATCTGCCGATTGACTGGAGCCAACGAATTTCCGACTTGGTAGGCCGGGCATAGATAATGCAACGGACATCACTGTCAAAACCCGCCACGAGAACGCCAATGTTCACAATGATTTTTGTCGCACCCTGCTCAAAGCGATGGATAATCAAATCCCGTTCATCTTGAGGGGTATTGGCGGTCATCACCTCAGCATTTACCCCGGCACGGTTGAATTCGACGGTGATAAAGTTGGCGTGGCTGACATTGACACAGAAGCAGATAGTGGGCTGGTTTTCGCCCAGCTTAAGCCAGCTACTGACCACATCCCCCACCAAATCAGCCCCGCACATGATTTCCGCTATTTCGTCTTCCTTGTAATCGCTGCCGTAGTCGTCATTGCGGGCAGACTTCACCTTGCTTAAATCAGGCTTGGTGGGTGCGTAAAACTCATACGCGCTCAGATCACCACGCTGAATTAACTCTTTTATCGTGGTGGGCTTAATCAGCTTCTGATAGTAGTGACCGAGGAACGGCGAGAAAGGCATACCCGACAGCCCTACCACCTTGCAGTCTGTTTCCGAGGTCAGCCGCGTAATTTCTTCCAGTATCTTTTTGCGTTTCAGGTGCGCTTCATCAATCACCAACAGATTAATGTCTTCGGGAAAGTCACGGCGGATCAGCGTGTCAGCCGACGCAATCTGAATCAGCTTTGACGGGTCTTGATTGGGATGGTCATGCCAGATATACGCGATTTCATCCTCCGGTAAGCCGTACTCGATAAAGCGCTGGGCAGTCTGATTTATCAGAACAAGGTATGGGCAGATCATCATGACTTTTTTGTTTTTTGATACAAACCCGTCAATAATGAAGGCTGATAGAGCGGTTTTCCCTGCCCCCGTGGGAGCATAAACAAGAAAGCTGCTGTACTTTTTCCATTCAGCCCTTAAAAGATTCAACCCTCTTTCCTGTGCAAAGTTAGGGGTAATTTCTAGCATGACGTTGCTCTTATTTATTTTTCTAAGTTCCCGTGCGATAATTTGCACGGGTAACTCTTCGTTAGTGCCAACGGCAAGAACCGAATCAGTCTTCACTCGTCAAAGTTTCGCTGCTCGGTTTCTTGCCTCCTTTAATTTTCAGTTCGTTTTTCCACTCATTGATAATCCGTTTACTGTCTTCGGCGTGAGCGTCTACAGGCATATCGTTGTATTGGCGCGCATAATCGATTTTATGGAAGTGCGGGTTTGTTATTGCTGGTGCGACAATGCCAACGGCGCGTTTAACGTCTTCGTCAGTCGGTACGCGATCAAGGTATTTATTGAGCGTCAATGTGCCAGTATCCGCTAAGTGCTCAGTGATTTTTTTCAGTTGCTTAACCGCACGAAAAACGTCTTTCACGCTCTCGTTATTCGCTGACGGCATCGCTTCACCTTCAATCACCTCCCCGTCAATGAACAGTGGAATGCTGTCGATGAATGCGCCACGGTTGAGGAATTTGTTTACTTCGGCTGTGGTGATGATCGGGTAGGCCTTGACTAATCCGAACAGGGTTACCGCCATTGCCCCATCATTCCATGAACTCTTCCCTTTGCCGTTTCGGATGGCAGCAATCAGTGCATCCTGATGTTTCAGGCTCAGCAAATCGTAATCACCGACCACGATGTAGTGAGTGCTCAATGCTTCCAGATTCACCGGCTTTGCGTGGCTGTTGTGTGGCTTATGCGCTTTCCGCTCCGGTGCGTTTGTTTTGACCATTGTCGTTGCTTCGGTTTCTGACATCCCAGCGGCCACTAGTTCAGCCACGGCGCGCGCTGGTTTCCAGTTAGCAAAAGCACGGTGTTTTTGGATGATCTTTTCTGCTTTCTCTTTTTTGATAATCATTCTCATTTAGTCCAAAAAAATAGGGGGGTTCTTATTTAGTACTTTTCGTGACTGCCAGTTTTTTTGGCTTTTCCCCATTTTGATAATTATTCTCACTTGGCTGGTTTTTCATTTTCAGCCCTAGTGATCCCCTAACCACCGATCCCACAGCCAGAAGACACAGCCATTTCGGTGTTACCTGCTTGCCCCTGTCCTAAAGCCACTCCTGAATGGGGCTTGTCCTCTGGCTGTGCTTTCGGAACTAACAGCGGCTCTTCGGTATAACCCTTCATCGATCTGTAATTTTTCTTGAAGAACAATCGAAGCCATGTGTTAGCAGCCCTAGCGCCGGTGTTATCCCTGCGATGCGGCACAGGATCTTCATCCCGCCTAAGTTTGTAGACGTAAGCGTATTTATCCCTCGCGTATTCCCTTGTGGTTGAGTTCATGGCGGAAAGCATCTTTTGAATCCATTCCGCATCACCCGGATGATAAATTTCGGGCATTGCTACGTTGTGGATCGGGTATGTGTTCACGATTGGAATTCGCCTTTCTGCACGCCGAGTAGGCGTGTTCTATGCGCAAAAATTACTGAAGTTAAATTTTGATTAAGTTTTGTTTAACAAAGATACAGAATTGTCGTCTATCCTGAGATAGATGATATTTTTTGGTAGGTGTGCTTTTTCAGCACAGAGATGTTAAAGAGCAGTAACTATTACGCCAATCCTTTATCTGGATTTGCCGCTTGCAGTAGCCATTTTTCGGTAAACTTTCCGCCAGAATGCTCTGCTAGTAATTTTGAATATTGGGTTTTTCCCGTGTACTCAGTGCGAGGCAAGCAACCGTTTTGCACCCATTTCCAGACTGCTACGGTGCTTTTCCCGCAGATTTTTGCAGCGACAACTTGTCCGCCTACTGCATTAACTGCGAATTCAATTGGGTTCATTTGGTTAATATCCGAGCTAAAATTATTAACTAATGGTTAATTCTAAATTCTAACTGACAGTTAAGTCAAGTCTGGATGATAATTAACTTATGGTTAAAAAAAATGACAAAGCTGAGTTCACTGCAAGGCTAAAAGAAGCATGCCTAGAAGCAGGCTTTGCTGGACGTGGACTAGGTAAGAAGATCACTGACGCTCTTGCCGAACAAAAAATAAAAGTCAGCGGCCCTGCGGTTTGGAAGTGGCTGAACGCTGAGTCAATCCCGGACTCCAGTAATATTTTGGCTTTAAGTAAATGGCTTGATGTCAGGCCGGAGTGGTTAGAATATGGTAGAGGCTCTAAAAAGGTAGATGGAATACCGCTATCCAAAATAGAGCTAGAACTAGAAGAAGTCGATCCTTGGGATTCCACCACCCCAATCAATGATGATGAGGTTGTTATCCCATTTTTTAAGAGCATAGAGTTAGCCGCAGGAAGTGGCTGCTGTACTAACGAAGATTACAATGGGTTTAAATTGAGGTTTTCACGCTCAACTCTTCGTCGATACGGGGCGCATCCTTCAAATGTTGTAGCATTCCCTGTTCATGGTGACAGTATGTCACCGGTTATCCCTGATGGTTCAACCGTAACAGTTGATCGTGGCCATCAAAATATTGTTGATGGGGGCATATATGCTATTGAACAAGACGATTTATTTCGTATTAAATTGCTATATAGGCAACCCGGAAAATTGATTGTGCGTAGCTTTAACTCAATTGAATTTCCTGATGAAATAGCAGAAATTCAAAGTGTTAAAATTATTGGACGAGTCATAAACTGGTCAGTAATGGCTTGGTAGATCATATCTTCATCCTTCCCAAAAATAGCCGCTAATCAGCGGCTACCACTTCAAATATCCACCTGAATTATTTGATTCAAATCACACTTTCATAATCAGTTAAAAAATTTATTAACTTAAAATTCAATTAGTTAAAATTTAACTTTTAATTTAATTAACCTTTGGTTATTGACTAAAATTAACCATCAGTTAATAATGGCACCATCCAAGGCACACAGCCAAAGATGAAGCACCACCGCTCCTTAACAGACAGCGCTGAAAAAGCGCACCATTCTTACCAGTTGGTTACTGACTGAGACGTGAAGACTACTCAATCACAAATCAACTAAGGGGGATGATATGCACAACTTTCATGGCTACAACAATGCAAGAAAAAGAAGGCATGAGCGCAGAAAGGAGCAACAAGAGGCATATAACAAGGATAAAGCCATCAATATGGCGTTAAAGACTGCTCTCAATTCTGAAGAAATTACAATACCAACACGACCAGTATTATCACTGAACAGAAAAGCAATGGATCGTGTTAATAAAGCAATTTCAATTCAAACTACTCCAAATTACGATAATTTCAATAACTGCTGCTTACCCAATGCAGCTATCTACTCAACCAAAACTAAAACCCGCCGTCGTCTGGAATCAGGCGGAATTACGGCCAGAGCGTGATATTTTCTTTATTAAAGATAATCTTGAATTGAAAAAATTACTCCGTATTCAATAAAAGGTAATTATGAAAACCTTTATCTTCGGCGCAATAGAGCGAGCTAACACAAAACAACGTCGCCCTATATGCATTAAGGCTCAGGCAATTAATGAGCAGGAAGCGAGAAAGTCACTAGCTCCTACGCATGTAATTTTAGGCTGGATGGGTCAAATAGTTAATCGTAATTGAGATAAACAATATTAATTCTAAGGAAATAAAACATGAATACATTAACAAGCACTTCTGCATTATTAGCGGCTGAATGTAGAAAAGATTATGTTCGTTACCGTCATTTGGCTAACCTATTTTCTCCTCGTTCTCAAGACCGTAATTTTTTCAATAAAAAGGCTTGGTTGCAGCGTAAAAAATTTCGTGATTGGTCTACTGTTTTAGTCAAACAAAGTAAATTTATTTCTGCTTGTAAAAACTATGGTTTTGATGTGATTGAAGTCGGCGATACTAAGTACGATATTTTCAAAGGTAATAAATTTATTGCTACTGCTTTCTATGATATACACACTAATAGAGTGTGGGATAGTTATAATTTTGTTCATCATTTAAATGATTATGTAAGTAAGATTCATTCTGAATATAACTAATTACAGCTCATTTCCGAGTGAACTATGGTGAATTGATAACAATCACGGAAATAAAACATGAACAATAAACTACAAGCAGCCGTCGAAATTGCAGAAGAAATTGAAGCCTCAATATTTCCCGTAGTTACTGCAACTCAAAATGAAGCTGAACCGGATACTTATTTAATGTGTCGTGGCGTACATCGTCAAACTTGTGATTTAGTCCAACGGTTAAGGGATATAAATAAAGATTATATCATGTCAGATAATCAGGCATTCGATGAATTGGAAGGCGTTGCGAGTGAAATAGAAAATCTAAGAACATATGTTTCTTTATTAATTGATACGGATAAAAGTCTGTCCGGTACACAATTACTTAGTATTGCATTGAGCGCAGTATTTAATATAGGCAAAGAAATAGCACGAGTCCGAGGAGTTGAATATTCATGAATAATATTTACCGTCATACTCGCGTTAGTAATATTCGAATAAATGAAATGAGTGATAGCGACCTACAGTTCTTGGCATCATCAAGCGATGAGGTTATTTATTCAATAACAAATGGAATGAAATCTATTGCTAACTTAGCTAATGCAGCGGCTAATAGTGAAGAATACTCCCAAGATGATGCAATGACTGACCTTGATAGATTATCGCGACTGTTTTCTGTGTTGCCTCTTATTATCGAAGCTGAGTATGAAAATAATGTCAATGCAAGGCATGAATTAAGAAAAAGACAGCAAATAAAAAAAGAAGAAAAAATAATTCAATCAATAAGGAGTTACCATGAAAATACTTAAACCCATTGAAACCGCAACCAACCAAGATATCCAAATTGAAATGCGTGAAGTTTATGCTGTTCGCGGTTCTGGCAAGACTTATCTGAGTGAGAAAGGCGCACTGAATAAACTGGCTTACGTGCGGGCGCAAGAACAGTTTGATAAAGAAAAGAAGCCAAGCAACTTACCTGCCGAAGAAGTCATTCAGGAAGACGGCACTTCTGCCTTACGCAATGGTGAGATGCGCCCTGAGTTTATGGAACGACATGCTCAGGTGCTGGAAGAACTGAAAGCCAAACTTAAGCAGGAAAGAGAAATTATTCGACTTAAGAAGGAACACATAAAGGCGATAGAAAAACACAGAAAAACCCAAGATGAATTAATAGCTATAGGAAATAAACTTTCCCGATTGCAATCAAAATAATAAAACAATAAACAAGTTTTAATTACAGCGCCTTTTGCTGGGGATTCTCTTTGCCCTAAAACAGGAAATAGAAAATGAAAGAACAATTTGAAATAAGAATCACAGTAGAAAAGAACGAAGAAGGTAATTTAACTCTGCACACTAAAGGCGGACCTGTAGATAGCAGAAACCCTTCGGTTTATTTTGCTGCTTTATATGTAGCTTTTCAAAAACAGATATTACCAACATTAGAATCCAAGCTTGAGCTAGCAGATGAAATTGCAGATCTATTTAAACGCACTACTGAATGCTCATGTGATGAGGATGATTAATTATGGAAAATACAAGTTTATTAGCCAGAAGAAGAAAGTCATTCGTTAATGCTTTCTTTGAGCATTTAAGAAAAAAAGGTAAGACATCCTCATTTAAGCGAAAAATTAGCGGTATCGAATATCAAATCGATTTAGATGATAAGGTGTTTACTCAGGCGTTAATTACTCTTTATGAAAATAAAGTATGTAAATCAGCAGAAATGAACGAGCAACAGATTATTAATTCTTACGCTGAGTATTTTAATAATTACGGAAACCTCACGCCAGCAGGCAAAGAGTTTATTAGCTTCATTACAGAACTAATCGCTAAACAATTACACCAGAAGGACTTAGGTAATGACAAAACGAAGAAGTAAAAACCGGCAGGGATTTGATGGAATAACAATTCCTCAGTTATTCCGATTAAAAGAGAACTCAATAACAGAATACGCAAATTCAAAAAAAATTTATCGCCCCTTATTCGATAGGCGACGAAGTATTAATACCACTCAATCGGGCAATGAGACGTCACGCAAAGAAAAAAGGGATCAAATTGGAAGAGGTGAACAATGACTAAGAAAAACGAATTAATCCCAGTATCCGCCAAAGAGCTACAGATTGTCGAATATCGCGGTCAGCGTGTTGTGACTACTGATCAGTTAGCGGTGGGATATGGGGCTACTGAAAAAATGATTACCAATAATTTCAGCAGAAATAAGGAAAGGTTTGTTGATGGTAAACATTATTTTTGGGTTGAAGGTGATGAATTACAGTCACTTAAGAACTGCCCCTCTTTAAGAGGTTCAGTTAACAAGCATGCAAGAAACCTGATTCTATGGACAGAACGCGGCGCAGCGAATCACTCCAAGATGCTGGAAACCGATCAGGCGTGGAACTATTTCGACGACCTGACCGAGTTCTACTTCACCCGTCGCGACAGCATCACAACAGAAGCGGAGCTGTTAAGCAATCCCGCGAAGTTACGTTCAATGCTGTCTGTCTATGCCGAGAACGTCGAGCGCCTTGTGGGTGAGAATAAAACCCTGAATGCAACGGTGGGTAGTCTGGAAAAGCACTTTACCAAAGGTATGACCCTGCCCGCCTTCTGCAAAGGCCTGAACGGAGTAAATACCACAAAAATCATGTGGTGGGCTATGGAGCGGAACTGGCTCTACAACGAGCAGAAAGACCCGGAGAAAAAACCGCGCTGGCGTGTCGCTTCTTATGCTCGTGATCGCTATCTCACCGAAGATGAAAACGAGATCAAACCTCACGGACAAGACCCTTTTATCACCCGCACCGCCGTGTTACTGGAAAAAGGCTGCCATCGCCTCTATGCCATGTACATGAAAGGCGAGCTTCCCATGAAGAAGAGCTGGAACGGCGAATATCAACACGACAAAGCGGTTTATACGCCGGAGGGCAAATAATGAGCAAACATCACACCAATCCAGCAGGGATATTCATGAACGCAACAAGGCGACACATTAAAACCACATTTGATTACAGCAAGTATGGCGTCATTGTCATCACTGAGGCAGCGAACAGCGAAATCATGAGTTATGAGAAGGCGTTGGAGTCGTTGGATGCGGGTCAATATGACAATGATTTATTGCTGGGCTTTGAATTGGTACTGACTCTCTCTCACGGCTGGAAAGCGGGCTTTTATGAGCCAACCAATGAACAACGGTTGATGTTGTGGCGGTGGATTGTGTCAGCCTCATTTGTGCAAGAGCAAATAGACAGAAACGGCACGCGTGAAATTGATAATGGCAAGGGGGGCACTGATACCGCGGCTATTTACGTTAATGGGAAGGCGGCAATCACGATATACCCATTAGCAGAGCGCATGATGTTGGTAACCCATGTTGAGGGGATCGCGTTTGAGCAGTTCGGTAGCGAAGAAGGCGCGGATATGGCGGTAAGAATGTACATGGACTTTATCAATGTGCAGCCAGAGAAAGGTAACCGGCTATCTGAGAAAGGGCGCGAGGGGCTTTCTATCTTGCACGATGAATTAATCAAATCAGTAGAGGCTGGCGAGTTTAACACTATGCCGGTTATTCATTAACAGGAGTTTCACATGATCATTGATTCCGATTTGTTACGTGCCGCATTGGTCTGTGTGGCCAAAGAAGAAAGAGCAGAAAAGCACCCCCAGATATCGGGGGTACATATCACCCGAAAACATCTTGAGGCAACCAATGGGCATGTGCTGGTGCGCATGGAGCTCACAGAGGATAGCGGTACTTTCTTTGATGATAATGATGCTGCTGACATCGACCTGATTATCCGGTTCTGTGGGGATATTCCAGAAAAAGCCTGCTTCACCGACATTTTGTTAGGGGACGAACCAAAGGCTTTTCATTTAGGGGAAGACAATAAGGTCTTTAGCTTCACCCGTCTGGAGATAATCGATAGACGCTTCCCGGATTTAGGCAAAACCATCCCGACAGAGAAACAAAATGTGATCCCATGCTTCCTGGCTGAATATCTGGCTTATCCCTCTCAGATGTTTAAGGAATCAGGGGCGGTATTAATGGAGCCATCCGGCATGGAAGCACCCTGCCGATTCCGGTTCTGTTCTTTTACGAACAGAATTTACGGCAACCCTGTTTTTGTGGTTCTACCGGTTCACAAAAACATCTTCGAATTTGCCGAGCAGAAGGTAAGAGAACTGGAGGCTGACCGTGACAGATAAGCATCGCCAGATGGCAGACATTGATGATGTACTTGTTAAGGCCACATTCCACATTGACGACGGCAGGGATCACACGCAGCGGATTATCCACCGCATGAGACGTAACCAACATATTCATGAGGGCATCTGCCCTCTTCTGCCACCCGCGCCCAAAGTGGCCGAAGTGAAATTAACACCGGTGAAGAAAGCACGTAATAAGCGAGGTAAAGAATAATGATAAGCATCGATAACGCACAAAATGAAATTGGGTTGGCTGGTCATATTGATGACGGGAAAGAATGGGCGAGCGGGTTATTGAAGAAGGCAGATGAGCAGATTCAACAGGAAGAAAAATTACCAACAGTTATAGGGGAAGAGGCTGTCGATATTGAAGGCACCCAAATAACAGTCAAAGTTCTGGATACAGGGCAACGAGTAATAGACGCCCAGAATATACAGCAACTCTTTAACTGGTTGGAAAGTGGAGAGAATAACAATGATCAATAACGCCTTCCACCTCACCCAAATCATCGCTTCGGTCTGGGGTGATCCTGCTGATATCACCGAGGCAGTCTGGCAGGCAGGCTACCGGAAGCCAGAACGGGGAGAAAAGGCAATCGCTGAACTCATTATCGACATGATGAACGGGGTGCCCGATGAGGTGCCCTACTCTGAAAGACCAAAAAATTTAACCGATATTCTTCGTACTGAGCTGAACACCATTATTTTTGAAGCGACATGGAGTGATAAGGCAACACCGGCAATGGTGGCAAGATTGATTTTGGAGAACGGGTATCAGAAAGAACAATAAAGAATCGCAACTATTAATTAAGGGTTGCAAAAAGTAGCAGCCCAATATTGTTAAGTTATCCTTAATATAATACATGGGAAAAACTATGGCACGAACTCAAACGCTTAGAGAATGGGCAGAGCAAGAATTTTCTGAACCAGTCCCAAGCTACCAGACTCTAATACGTTACGCAAAAAACGGCATGATCTCCCCTAGACCATACAAAGCCGGAAGGTGCTGGAGAGTTGAATTAAGCGCTAGATTTGTTGGATTTATAGAAAAACCTATTATCAAGAAAAATGATGACCCCAGACTAATGAGGATTTTAGAAGATGGCTCGCCCACGTAAATATAATGTCAATATCCCCGGCTTATCCTGTTACACTGATGCCAGAACAAAAAAGATTTACTGGCGTTATAAACATCCGGTTACAGGGAAATTTCACGGATTAGGTGATGATGAAAAATCTGCGAAGGCAATTGCTATAGAAGCCAACTCCCGTTTAGCTGAGGTCAAAATGACTCAGCTATTAAAAGTCAAAGATGAAATCAGCCGAAAAATAAAAAAAGGGATTTCTGTTACGGGTTGGTTAGACGAGTATTTAAAAATTCAAAAAGAACGGCTAAACGCAGGTGAAATAAAACCAAACACCGTAAAGCAAAAAATCGCACCAGTCGAAGCATTCAGGCAGCATTGCGGTAACGAGAGTATTGATATTATTCAAACTAAAGATATTGCAACTTTAGTTGATGAGTATAAAGAACGCGGGCAAACAAGGATGGCCCAAATTGTTCGCATGGTTTTAATCGATGTTTTCAAAGAAGCCCAACATGCGGGTGAAGTCCCTCCGGGATACAACCCTGCTAAAGCTACTAAAATGCCTATTAATAAAATTAAACGACAAAGACTGAGTCTGGAGGAATGGAAAATAATATTCGATCACGCTGGGAAAACTCAACGCTATTTACAGAATGCGATGTTATTAGCTCTAATTACCGGACAGCGTTTAGGGGATATAGCCAAATTGCGGTTCGATGACGTATGGGATGATTACTTGCATATCATTCAGGAAAAAACAGGAGCTAAACTGGCGATCCCTCTCAGCCTCAAATGTGAAAAAATAGGCTTTACATTACAAGATGTAATAATACGTTGTAGAGACAGGATATTAAGCCCTCACATGCTCCACTATCACCATACTACTTCACAAGCCCAAAGGGGCGGCCAAGTATCAGCTAATGCAATCACTGCCAGTTTTCAAAAGATCCGTGATGAGACAGAGCTCAAGTGGGAGAAAGGTACCCCTCCCAGTTTTCACGAACAAAGGTCACTATCAGAGCGTCTCTATCGTGAACAAGGAATTGATACGAAAACATTGCTAGGACATAAGAGCCAATCTATGACAGATAAATACCATGATGATAGAGGTAAAGATTGGACTATTTTGGCAGTGAAATAG